CGTGGCATCCGTCAAGAACTGAATGAAGGCCGATTGCGGCCCGGCAAGCAGGGTCCCGAGGGCTTGGTTGAACTCGCCTTGAGCCTTCTTGAGACCTTCCGTCGCACCCCGGAGCCCGCCTTGAGCATCTGCGGCACCCTTCGCGGCCTTCTCGCCACGCTCGAGGATCTGAGCCATGATCGAGGCCCGGTCCGCGCCTTCCTTGGCGACGATCTCAAACTCGCGAAGACCACGGGTTGAACCGTTCAGGCCGAGGGCAAGTTTAGTCGCCGCGTTTTCAAGATCAGTACCGAAGACCGTAGCAAGGTTCACCGCGACCGGAAGTAGCTTGCTGATCTCTTGCTCTGTCAACTCAAATCCGCGCATGGCTGCGGCCGCCGACTTGATCGCATCGTCGTCGAAGAACACGGTAGACCCGGCGAGGGCCTCGGCCTGGGCCGTCAGTCTTCCGGCCGCGCCTTCCGCACCGTCGAAGACCGCAATGAGCTTCGATGCCACCCGCTCCGCGTCGATGACCTCGGCGTTCATCGCCTGAATCGCCCGGCCTGCGGACTCGAAGGCGCCCATGACCGCGGTCACCCCAAGTTGAGCCGCACCGAAGGCCGCGGTCAAGCGCCCGAAGTCGGACCGGAAGGCATCGGCAACCCGGGACAGGCCCGAGGTAGCCCGCCCGAAGTCCTGCATCGCGGACGAGGCTTGGTCCGTGGCGCGAACAAGACCCGAGGCATCCCCCGTGATCAGGACCTCGACTCTATCTGCCACGAACCCGCCCCCCTGTTGCTTGCGCCTTCGCCCTGACCTGCCGTTCCGCTTCCTCGAGGGCCTCGATCTTCCAAAGACCGATCCAGAGCTCGAACTCGGCCGCGGTCATCGTCTCAAGTAGCTCCCCGAGGGTCTTGCCTAGTTCCCTGCACAACCGCATGGCGATCCGCAGTTCGGGGAGCCGCTCTAGTTTCCCTGGGCCTCCTTGCTAGAGTCCGCCGCGAGACCGTTGATCCGCTGACAGGCCTCGAGCAACCGTCCGAGCGCCGATTCGGAACCGTCGACCTCGTCCGCCGAGGCCCATACCGGGGACCCCTCCTCGTCGAGCACGGCCCGGAAGAGCAACTGGGCGATCCAGTCGTCCGAGAGCTTGCCGTCCTCGAGCACGGAAACGGCCCGCCATGAGATCCGCTCCTTGAGAGAGAGTTCCTTGATCTGCACCCGCGCCCCTTGGCCGAGCTCGAATGGCTCGACCTTGGGGGCGAGGATCGCCTTGAGGCTGTCCTTCAACTGCTACCCGCTTTCTCTAGGCGCGGCTTACTGCGCCTGTGGCCGTCAGGCTCGCAGAGAAGGCGATGAGACCATCAACCGCGGCCGTCGTCTCATATGATGCCACAAGGCAGGACCCGGAATAAGTCACCGTCGTTCCGGTCCCGAAGACCAACGAGAACGCGACGCCGTCGGCATCGGCGAAGGCCGTGGCGAGGACCGCGTCCGGACCCGTCGAGGCCGTGGGGTCAAAGTAGCCCGAGATGGTGATGGTCGCCGAACGGAGACCCTGGATGAACTCGCGGTCGGAGTCGCCGAACGTGGTCACGTCGAGCGTGTCGCCGTTTCGGGTCAAGGACACGTTGCTCAGGAACGTGCCGATCGCCGTCCCGTTCAAGCTGAAAGTGACGTTCTTACCTGCTGCGAAAGCCATGGGGTCCTCCTACGGCCTGCGGCCGAACGCGACCGCGAAGGTCTGGGTATTGCGGGCAGAAGACAAGTTCGCCCGGACATATCTGCGGATCGTCCCCGAGATCTCAAGGGTCTGCGAGGTCGCCGCGGTGAAGTTCGAGAAGGTGCCGATGGTCACGAATGTCGCAGGGTTGTTGTCCGCGGAATCCTGAATCAGGACGGTCCCGGTGCCCGAAGACCCGGCATTGGTGACATGCAAGTTCACGACGGCCCCGTTCGTCGTTGCCGCTCCGTTGTCCACCGAGGTAAAGGCCCCAGCCATGGTCTCGACCCCGAGGGCATGCAACGATACCGCCCGGTCCACTCGCCCGGTAAAGGCGAGGTTCGCCGCGATAGCCTGGACCCCGTCGACCGGGGCCGAGTCCTCGTAGGACCCCTCCCACCCGGCACCGCAGATCCCGGGGGACCCGATAGCATCGGCATCCCAGAAGATCGAGACCGCCCGGGTCGAGGTCCCGGTCAGGAACGACGAGAGGACGGGTTCCGATGCCCCGGCCACCGTGTCGATGAAGCCGGACAACGTCGCCGATGCACCCTGCATGGTCTTCAGGAACTCGCGGTCCTGATCCCCAAAGACCGAGACATCGGCCAAATCCGCGTTCCGGACCGCCGAAACGTTGTTTAGAAAGGCCGAAAGGTCATATTCACCGATCAGAACCTTGGCCCGACGCCCCGCAACGAATGCCATGCGTTTTAAGCCCCCTGATAGGCGTCTGCGGCCGCGTCGCCCTCGCCAAGGTCTCCACTATCAGGGGACTCGACGAGCGGGGCTTCTGGGGCCTCCTGCGCGGTCACTTTTTCGGCATCGGCGAGAAACTGACCCTTTTCCACCACGACACCCTCCTCGACAAGCCAAGGGGACGCCTTGATGAGTGCCGCGGGGACTTCGTCGCCCGGGAAGACCTCAATCCCAAGGCCTTCGTTCTGGACGTGGCCCCGAGAGATATAGACCTTCGGCATTTAGCAGATGACCTCGACGGTAAAGTCGCATCCTAGATAGGACACGCCCCCCATATCGTAAACGCCCAGCCCTTGGGCACTCAAGACCCGGGTAACGTTGGCCGCGCCACCGAGGGACGGGTCGCCCTCGATCGCCGCCTTGACCGACAACGCCCCCGATCCGTCGAGGTACTGCTCGAGCCGCTCTTGAGCCGAGCGGTCCGTTGCCTTGCCGACAAGAATCCGGACGGGGTAGGTCATCCGGTCCGCGGCCCGCTGATAGACGAAGTCGAAGACGATGGAAGTCGGCATCCCGACGATCGCGGCCGGGGGGCTGAACTGATCAGGGATGGTCTCATAGCACCGGAGCCCCGAGATCGTCGCGAGCCTGGTCTTGAGTCCCGCACGGACCGAAGCGATATTCACAGACCCCTCCTCGCCCGGATCTTCCGGACGACCTCGCCCAGGTTCCGCACGATCTGGCCCTGATACTGCTCGAGCGATCCCCGCAGGTACCGCCGGGGCAGAAGGCCCCCTCGCCGCGTGATAGCGTCGGCGATGACCTCGGCATCGTGGAACGTGCCGCCCCGGCCCTTCCTCTCGGCCCAGCCCATAAGGGCCGCAGGCGGGACGACGTGCCGCTTCCGAGGCCACGACGGATGGTCATGCACAAGGCCAGTCCCGAACTCCATGAAAGCCCCGTATGGCTTCCCGTTCTTCCGGACGTTCGTCCCGATGGACGCGGTCACCTTCTGGCCCTCGACCTTGACTTGATCGTTGATCGAGGTTCGAAGAAGACTTGTGTCCACCGGGGCACGCCTGCGGGCCTCGCTCGCCACGACCTTAGCCGCGGCGTCGATGTATTCCCGAAGGACGTCAACCGCATCCCGCTCGAGGTCTAAGGCCCGGACGATCTGGTCCAGGCCTCGGACTTGGATCTCGTAACTCGACACTAGACCAGATCCACGAGGCCGATCTTCCGGTACGGTGCAAGCAAGACGCCCGCGTCCGGATCGACCGCCCGTAGCGCAACCGACTGACCCACCTCGCCGCCCCCGGCGACGCCGAACGGGGCGTCCTTTCTCTTGAAGTACCGGGCCGCCGTGATAAGGCATGCCTCGTTGACGGCATCGGGTACCGTCGCCCATCCCCATGTCCCCGTGACCTTGACCATCTCGAGCCCGAGGTCGAAGGACTCCCCCGCGAGGGGCTTCATCCGGATCTCGGTGAAGGGCCAGGACGATACCGCATTGTTGAGCGGCCCGAGTTCATAATCCGCGGCCGGGATGACGTTCGACCAGGTCCGGTCGAGGTTCCGATCCGTCGCGATCGCCGTGACCGTCACAACGTCATCGCAGAAGGTCAGGACCTCGGAAGCCGGGGTGAAGTATCGGACTTGCCCGGCCGAGGTCTGATAGAAGAACCGATTGCAGAACTTGTCGATCATCCGGGACGCGGCCTCGATGACCGCCTCCATGATCGAGTCGTCCGCGGTATCGGACACCGGGACGCCCATCCGAGCTTTCAACTCGGCGAGCGTCGCGTACCCGTTGACGATTGCCACGGGCTAGGCCTTCCGGCGCAGTCCGCGGATCTTCGGAGCCGCTTCGACAACCTCGACTTCCGCGGCCTGTTCCCGGGACTCGACTTCCGCGAATGATGCGGCCGAGTCGGCGAGAAGAACGGCCTCGAGCTTCGGGTCCTCGATGATATCGCCCGGGGCGAAGGACCCCGCCGAAGAGGAATACTTAGAGATGCACTTGAGCATGATGGTCCGGCCTTTCTAGTCCGACTGAAGAACGACATGGACCTCGAACGTGGCGTCCGCGGTCCCCGATTCCGTCGCCACAACCCGCATTTCGGGCAGGAGCGGTCCGGCGCAAAGGGCATAATAGGCCGCGGCCGTGTTGGCCGTGACCGAGATCGGCGTCATGTTGAGATCGGCCCACGCGTGATCCGAATCGACCCGGCCTTGAAGCTTGACCGAGAACTGGTTGACCCCGGGGTTATTGCCCGAGCCCGCGGTCTGGTTCACGAAGACTCCGGCATCCTTGAAGAAGCCGCGGTAAATCCGCTCTTGCGGGTCGTTCTGGGTCCAGTAGGTCCGGAACATGTCCCCGTTGACCGTCGCCGTCCGCTGCGCGAGGGGCAACGCGTCTACCGCTTTCATTACCCCGAAGACGGGTCCGTTCATCTCGATCCTCTCTTATGGTTCGGGGGGCTCGGGACCGAAGCCCCGGCCCCCCGGCTTGCCTGTCGACTAGACGCCCTGGCAATCAAGCAGGACGTAGACCACAACCGCGAGATCCGCGGTCACGGCATCCCAGGTCCCGGAAGTCGTGATCTCGACCCCGAGCTTCTGGCCTGCCGCGAACGGAACCGCTGTCTGCGGGAACACGGCCGAAGCCGCGGTCGCCGTGGTAATGGTCTGCGTGGTAGCCGACTGCTCGGTGCCGTCGAGGGTGACGCCGACGGCGAGAGAACCCGCCGTCGCCGCCGCACTCGTATCCACCGAGATCCCGACAACCGAACCCGCCCAAGGGAGCGAGAGACCCTGCACAGCCAAGGCCATGCCGCCGCTCACTTCCTGAATGTTCAACTGCGCGTCGGTCTGGCTTGCCGCCACCGCGTCCTGAACGAACACGACGGGGACAATCTGACCGCGTGCCGCGATCTGTTCGAACTGCTTTGGCATTTCTCTCAGATCCTACAGCGTGATGTTGTAGAGGACCGAAGCGGCCTCGATGCTGCTTGCCGAGCCGCTCGGAGCGTAACGGCCGAAGCCGAGACGGAACGAGGCGACAAGGCGCGACTGCTGCATGCCGGGCATCCGCTCGAGCTCGAGGGTGACAGCCTTCCGGATGCCGACCTTGAACGCGTTGCGGTTGAAGGCGATGAGCTGGCCCTTGGTGTTGTTCGCGGCCGTGGCCGAGATCTTGCCGTCGGCCTCGGTCAGGCCCATGGCCATGGTCGAGATGACGGGGCAGCCGAGGACGTTGCCGACCTGACCGACGAGAACCCCGGCCTGCGGGCCGAACTTGTCGACGGTGACGACCTGGTCAAGTTGGGCGATCGCGTCGGCGGTCTGGGGATCGCAGACGTAGATGAGATCCTGCGAGCGGACCGGGTGACCCCAATCGATCTTGTAGGTCGAGTCGATCATCTTGCCCTTGAGCCCGGCAAGCT